TTCTTAGCGTGCTTATCCGAACCCGGACCCCAAATACCATCAACATGAAGGTCATGATCTGACTGCCACGCCTTAACAGCCGCCTCAGTCTTGCGACCAAAATCACCATCAGGAGTAGCGCCAACAATACGCTGAACTTCCTTCACAGCCTCGCCCTTAGAACCACGCTGCAACCAAGGTGACTTACCAGCAGGAGCCGCAACAATCTTGCTACCCTTCTGAGGAGAAGAGATCTTGCCTAGCAAATCTTCAAAAATTTGCTCATAGTAATTAGGGTTATCGGCATACTTATTTCCAACTTCCACATGAACCCAATCACCGCCAGGAGCACCGCTGAATGCCTTCTTGTCGTATACTCTCCAAGCATTACGATCACACATCCAGCCTCTACCCCAAGGCTTAGGGTAATAGTCAAACACTGCTTCAACATCAAGAGCATCAGCGTTCTCTACTAAAAATTCCATCATACGGACAGCATCTTGGTAATTACCCGATCCACGATAAGGCGAACCCCTCCAAGATAAATCTCCTGCCCTGCCAGTGGCATGTACCGAAAGGCTTGACTTGCCACGCTTTTTTCTGACACCAAAAGTGCCATTATTCCAGAGACCAAAATGGTCTTCCAAAAGATCAATAAGTTTTTCAAATCCGGCACGCTTCCCAGAAGCGGTCTTATCATATCCGGTATAAGGTCTATTCATATCATTTCTCCTTTTCTTATATTTTAGTTTACTCAGCATAAAATATCAAAATTCGTTAAACACCTCAACAGGCTCAGACTGCTGATTAGGCAACTGTGCCGACTCCTCAGCTGGCTTAAAAGGGTTAGGTGAATCATCAAACTTTGCGTTACTATCTTTCCAATCTTCAATGCTTGGATAGACCAAATCGTATAGATTTTTATTTCCAATAAAAGTTGAAAGAATTGTTTTAGATTGAGTTAAAGGAATCTCACCCTTATGAGGATGAGTGAAGTTAGAAGGAAACATCAGCACCCGACCTGCCACTGGAGCTACTTTCAAATTATGCAAAGGAAAATATGTCTCTCCACCGGCATCGACATCATTCAAGTAAAGAATCATGGTTGAAAGCCTATGTGGAACTGGCATAAAAGGACCACCATCAATATGCTCATCATAAAAGCCTTCACCTTTCTTATAAGTTTGAATCTGATAACCAGAATCCTGAAGAGGATAGGTAAAAGCGTGCAAATTTGTATACTGCATCACATAATCGTTGATGACCGCTCTAGTATATGGAAGCAGCTCAGTTTCGTACCTTCCCCAACAAAGATCATAATCCTCTTCAAGCAATTCCCTCTCAATTCTTGTATCCCAAGTATTCTTTGTTGTGGGCATATTGCCACCCATAGTAATCCCACGCCACAACTTCCCTTGATCAACAAGCCTATCCCAATGCAAATTTAAGTCCGACATAAACTCTTCGCACAAACCTTTAGGGACAAGATTTTCGTAGACAGCAATACCATTACCACGACCTAGAGGAAAATATCTGCTTGCTTTGCCATCTTCTGCATAAGAAGCATCAATGTTTAGAACTTTTGAATCTTCAAAATACGTCATGAAGATATTATATCAGCCCGGAGTGGGCAACGTGCCCCAAGGCGGAGTTGGTATTACAAGTTCCTCAACAGGAACACCCTGCTGGGGGATATCCCTCAACAACTGCCTGAACTGAAACCAAGCATTACGATCATCATCACTTAAACTATTGTCCTGAAGGGCGGTCCAATCAGACCACATCAACATAGAGTCTCTCCACTTCTTAACCCAAGAAAGCTTCCTAGCTTCAGTCCAAGTGAAGTTTTCAAACATTTCCTCCACTTCTTGCCAACCCATAGACTCAAAAGCAGTAGTCTCTTCAATTGTAAACCAGATCTCTGGAGGACTAAAGTCACTAAATGCCATAATTACACCTTTATAATATAGTTTAGCACAATATACGGCTGAACATTATTGTGCGCACCACCACCACCAGTATTTTGGTTTGTAGCCGTAGCATTTGCTACAGAAGCAGGATGCGAATGAGGCGCATTAGCCGCACCAGTAGAAGCAGGATGGCTGTGAGGCGCATTAGCAGCACCTGTGGAAGCAGGGTGGCTGTGCGGAGCATACTGAGCAGGGGCGTAGTGGCTATGAGGGGCGTTAGCAGCGCCAGTGGAAGCAGGGTGCGAGTGAGGACCATAAGATGTCACAGTTCTCGCATAATAAGCAGACTGCCACGCAGCAAGAGACCCCGGATAAACATCCCAGTTGTTACCAGCACCGACACGTTTAGCATATTTATTTGGATTCTGACCATTTGAATTACCACTCTCTCCGTGAGAGTGAGGGGCATTAGCAGCCCCAGTAGAAGCCGGATGCGAGTGAGGTGCGTTAACAGCGCCAACATTATGAGCATGATAAGCATTAGCAGCACCCGTAGAAGCGTTATGTGAATGAGGAGCATTCGCAGCGCCCGTTGAAGCAGGATGAGAGTGAGGAGCGTTTACAGCACCAGTAGAAGCATTATGAGAGTGAGCGTCCTGTGCGTGATTATGCGAAGGCATCTCAGCAGCATTCAACGTATGAGTAGCAGCACCGCCAGTTTCAGCAAGAGCATCGAAAGCAGTATCAGCAGAATCTAAACCAACAACAACCCGACCCTTAATATTAGGCAAATTAAAAGTCGTAGACCCGTCACCAGACCCATAAGTATCACCAACAACAGCATACAAATCAGCATAAGTAGTTCTAGAAACAGCAGAACCATCACAAATCAACCAACCAGTAGGGGCAGATGAAGCAGACCAAGCAACCAGACCACCAGTAGGCACCGGGCCAGTCGGGTCTAACGTATGACCACCAAGAGACATCGTTGAAGAAACAACATGATCAACTTCAATCTGATCAAATTCTTTATTAATTATACGTTGAATCATCCGGCATCATACTCCACACCATAAATACTTATCGTACACTCGCTATTAGCATAACCTATCGAAGATATAGAATCTCCCGGTTCCATAACCAAAATAGCGTCGCTAGTCACAACGTCACCCACAGGGACATCAACGCTATACAGAACTGCATTATTAGAAGAAGATGTATCGCCGGAAGGAATTAAATTAACACTTACGCTACCGACCGTGCTTCCCATAGTAGTGTTAGTAATCACTATGCTTTTAACAATAGCATAGGAACCCACATTACTTGTTAAAGTATAAACATTAGAACCATTACCTACAGGTCCAATATAAAACCTCTTAGGAACTAAATTAGCCACCTCTCAACCTCCTATCCCAGTCCATATAAGTATAGCATTATCAAAAGTATTTGTATTCATTGACTGCGTGGTAAGTGCATCCAAAACATGATCAACAAAATCACCAGATGCATGATTTTGTGCCGATGTCCCATCATACCCACGCTGACTTACAGTCACCGTGTTGCCTGTGCGTGAAGAACACAGAATTTTTTCTTCATTAATTAATCCTCTGTTTATTACAATAACAAAAGGATTGACGCTACCCGTAGGATAGCTGGAGCCGGAAGTCAAAGAAATAGATGTATCTGTGTTTGATACATTAGCAGACAATGTGGTTTCTTCTACATCGCCTAAAAATTCTCTACGTTCCATAAACTCCCCAATTAGTCAATACTGATGTCTAAATCACCAGATGCAATTCTAAGAATGTCACCTGCATCAACTGTCTTGTTTGCACTTAATGTGCCATGAACAAGTAAATTACCAGAAGATGCAGCATCAAAAACACCAACAGCAACAACCGTACACGCTGGCATACCAGTAAAGTCAATATTTGAAGTATTAGCGGTAGCACCACCAGAAGCAGCATCAAAAGCTGCCGACTGACGAGCATACGAACCACCAGTAACTTCAGTACCACCACCAGAATCCGAAGGAGCAGCGGTATATAAAGCAACATAAACAGCGCTTGGCGCTGTGTATGCGGATGTTGCTAAAAAGTGATCAAGGAGTGCATCCTCCAAATAATCGCTAAGATTTCCTGCCATTAGTTATTCTCCTTATAATAATCTTCCAACTCCAACTGAGTTGGGATTCTAAAGTTATCTAGAGTCAACAAATGATCAGCTTCAGCCGCATCTAACTCATAGATTCTTCTATCTCTTGTAAAACGAACACCGCTCTTTGTTGAATAAGCAGAACCGCTATCGAAATACACAAACTTTTTACCGGCAGATGCTTTAGCAACAGTCTTTTCAGGCACCGGAGACTTCTGTGTTTTAGGAGCAGCAGGCTCCTTTTTCACAGCAGCCTTTTTAGCCGTCTTCTTTGCAGCCGTCTTTTTTGCAACAGGCTTGTTTGGCTCAGGCAAATCAGACGACTTAACTACATTCTCGCTCATGGTAACAATTCTATCATAAGTATCATTATAAAACAGAAAAGGTGGGGGATTTCTCCCCCACCAATTCCGCTAGGTTTGTAACTACAACAATCCTAAGATCAGCTGCTGCGAAGCTTAACATTCTTAGCGATGACATAGCTGTCAGCGTTTTCAATGTTAGCAGCGACACGCATGTACTGGGTGTACTCAATCGTATCAGTCTTCGGCTGGAACTGACGGTAGACCGTGATATCACGATGCAAACCAACCACACGGTTGTTCGGGAACGTAAGCTCCACATAACCATGCGAACCAGAAGCGCCGGAGTAGTCGCCCGACTCAGCCTCAGGCATGAGCGGAACTTCGACAAGTCCGATACCATACGGTGCAAGACCAGTTGCACCAGCACCACCATTTGCACGCATTGCACCGTTCAAGAAGGCGAGATCGCCAGTCGTTGAGCCGGGGCTTGGTGCGCCAGCAGTTGCCTCAGTAGCCGAGTTCGGGTTCTGAAGCGAGTAAATTGCGTCCTGCACAACACCCGGGCCAGTGAAGAACTTAAGTTCGTTACGACGCTGGAGGTACTTCGAAGGAAGGTTACGAAGAACACGGTCGAAAACCGAACGTGAAACATTGTCACCAGCCTCATCGACCGTAGTGCCCGAAGCGAGAGCAAGCTTAACAAAACCATCAAGAGCCTTGAGAAGCGTGTTGCTTGACGAGGTATTGCCGTTGATGAGAAGGTCATCAAGATCGTTAGCGGTCTGGCGAGCCATAACCTGAGCAAGATGATCCTCAAGCGAGGCACCCTCAATGTTGTCCTCAAGGGACTCAGTTGAAATCTCCCAATCAAGACGAAGCTTGACGCTGGAGAGAGAAACCTTCGAGAAGGTCACGGCTGCGTTGCTACCATCATCGGTAGCCTCAGTAGCCTTGCGCATGATGCGCGTACCAACCGACAACTTGTCAATATCCATGCTTGATGCACGCATACGGACAACACGGCTGTTTTGCATAAGAACAGACTGATCGACCACAAAATCTAGGAACCGATTAGACTGTTCAGCGTTGAGAAGACCACCAGAGGCACCACCCACAACTGAGGTAGTGACTTCGTTAGCCTTTGCTAGAATTTCTTCTTGAGTTGCCATTTATATATTCCTCCTAATCACGACTCATAGCCCAGAGCCTTGACTAGCTCTTGTGGCAAATAAACATTGTTCCAGAAAGAAGGAGCAGACTTGCGGATTGTCTCCTCGTCACCCTCATCTTCATCGCCGTCTGGATCGACGCTCTTCTTGACTGCACCAGCAGCGGCAAAAGCCTCCACCTTTTCAGTCTGCTCAGCAAGTGAAGCCTCTGCGGAAGCAAGCTTCTGCTCCAACTCCTCACGCTGTGCATCTGCGCTCTTAGTAACTTCTTCGATCTTAGCGTCCATTGAAGCCTCAACCTCTTCCTTAAACGAAGCGGCGAAATCAGTGAACTTCTGATCGATGACCGAACCAAGAGCATCTTTCAAGATATCAATATCCATATGATCCTCCATTTGATCGTTATCCGCCTCAACCTCAGATTCAGTTGAAGCTTCTTCTAATTCGACAGACTTTTGTACATCTGCCTCTTCCTCAACTGTAAGCCAGTTGACGAATCGCTTTAACAAAGAAAGTTTCTCTTCGGCAGATGTATCCATCTCTGATACCTTAGCATAATTTTCATCATTACGCAAAGACTTCTCAACCTCTTCCAAAGTTGTACCTTCTTCATCAAGAACTTGTTCCAAAATATCTTCCATATTGGTGAACTCCTTAATAATATCATCATTACATGTACCGCATCCGCACGAACATGCAATTTCTTTTTCTAAATCAATATCGTCATCAAATTTGCGTGTGCAGTTATCCAATTGACGAACTTTTGATCTTGCCCAAACCCAACCAGGAGTACCACCCCAAAGGTTCCAAGCAATTCTTCCATTAGAAGGATAACCTTTATCACCCGGATCAGCACCAGTTGCTTTTAAGTCACCGGCATGTCTCGGGAAATACTTCGCTACCTTTCTAACGAACTCTGGAGAAGCAGTACCGCCTTGAGCCAGCCTTCTGGCTGAACCCATACCGACACTCGTTCCTCCACGACCGTGCTCTTTTCTTTGATTAAGACCAACCTGAGCCATACGTTGTACGGACTTAGGAATAGTCAAATTAATATCATTGCAATCAATTTTCAAAATGTAATCAAGTTGATCGGTAGTGTCAAACTTAACAATATCAATAACCGCAGCTGGGTTTGCAGGATTATCTACAAGACTCAACTCACCAAGTTCATACTTCTTAATTACATTTACAGGCTTACCACGGAACATCTTTTCTGCATCGATCTGCTTGTCAAGAATTTTACCCCCGACAGAGAACGAGCGAAGTGTACCGTCAAGAACTTTCTCCCAAGTATCCTGAGCGCCCTTAGAAATATACGCCTCTACTTGCATAGCGTTGTAGTCTTCACCATTAGCACCCTTAACCTTAACCGGCTTGTAACTAATAGCCTTACCTACAGCAATTGGAGCGTGCATCTCACGGATGTTTCCGGTCCAATTCTTAAACGCTTCAACAGAAGCTTCGAACTCAATAAGATCCCCAGCCTTATCAATATTGTCAGCGGTTGCAATACCGACAACAATGCGCTCTTCCCGCTTGACCATATCAATGGGAAAAGTAAGGTTTAAATCTTCCATAGTAGTACAATAGTACCACAGTTTTATTTAAAAGATATGATTTTATGTGGACTCTAGCGCTTCTATGCGGGCGGCTTAGGAGTTCCTACGAGAGACTGAATCCAAGCCTCCCAGTTTTCGGAGGACATGTTGACACTGGGATTCTCGTCGTCACCGTCAACAAGTACAGACTCAATAGGAAACATTTCTTTTAGTTCTTGTTCTGTCCAAATTTCCATCACAAAATCTCCACAACTAGCAAGTAACTTGAAGAACTAGAGTTGCTGACATACACCCCTGTAGTGTTACTACTCTGCATGGTGGTCTTGTAAGTCACAGCAGAAGTAGTGTTGGGACTATCTAAATAATAATTATTCACTGTTCCGTTACCAGCAGCACCCCAGTCGCCTGCATAGTTCAATTGCAACTGTGTTGTGCCGCGTTTCAATCTGCTATTGATGTTGCAAGCACCGGAGATGTAAAAAGCGTGGGACCAAAAAACAAGAATCTTACTAGACGTAGATTTAGGTGTAATCGTCACAGATAAACCTGTATCAATCTCAGTTGTACCAGTTAACGAATATCCAGTCTTGTGCGATGCTAGTACCTGTCTAACGCCGAGCATGGCAGAACCCAATGAAGAAATAGCACCTGCAACATCAAGGTTCCCGTTTGAAATATCCAGCGACATACGAACGGCAGAGCCATCCAAAAAACGAAGCCCGCTGGCTCCATAGCGGTCTATTCTTGCGTAAGTGCTGGAGTAAGAAGTGCCACCATCAAGACGTATTTCGCCACCTTCGGTTGCGTTCGATGCCCCGATGGTGATGAACCCGTCAGCTTTGATCTCGCCTACTACGTCTAGTTTCGCACCCGGACTTGCTGTACCGATACCGACATTGCCCTCAAAGTGATGGTTTCCGAACCCGCTCCCCGTCCAATAGCCGTACCTCATTACGTCCGTAGACGCATCAGCACCGAGAAACCCGTACTCCGAAACTGTGCCGCCCGTAGATGAAATCCTGATCTGATCGACTGCATTGCCTGCCCCAAACAAGTGCAGAGGCGAACCGGGACTAGTTGTACCGATACCAACATTGCCAGAAGTGTCGA